GCCGAGCTTGAAGGAGCAGGCGCTTGACGAGCTGCACATCAGTTTCGACAGGGGCTACCTCAAGGAAGGAGCTGCCGACACCATCCGCCGCGCATTGGAGCAGCTCCCCGATTAGCCAAGCCCACTACCCACTCAACCAATGACAATCCTCTGCGACTACGAGATCAAAGCGCTGTGCACCGATGGCATGGTGCCAAACTACGACGAGGCATTGATCAATCCTGCCAGCCTTGACTTACGTCTTGGTGACACGATCATGATCGAGTCTGCCGAAAACCTCAACATGCGTCCGCTCAGCATTGCGGGACGCACGGCAGAAAATCCTTACGAGCTGAAGCCTGGGCAGTTCATCCTTGCGCAGACGATTGAAGTGTTCAACATGCCGGAGAACATTGCCGGCCTGTTCTTCCTTAAGTCAAGCCGCGCACGCGAAGGCTACGAAAATCTGCATGCCGGTTACGCAGATCCCGGCTGGCATGGCAGCGTGCTCACCTTGGAGCTGAAGAACTCACGTCAGATCCTGCCGCTGCCGCTTTGGCCTGGCTTAAAGATCGGGCAGATGGTGTTCTTCCGCATGAGCCAGCAGCCGGTGACCAGCTACAGCGTCACAGGCCATTACAACTCAGACATCACGACGACGGCCTCGAAGCAGTTCTTCAGCGGCATCTAGGTGCCACTGCTCTAGACCAGTCCTCAACGCTACCGACGCCTCTTGCGCAAGCCAGTGGATTTGAGACCGCTGGTTTGCTTCTTGCTCGGCTAGCAGCAGCGCATATTCCAACAGTCCGCCCCAATCTGCTGCAGCATGTAACGCACGTAACTGCGCAGCATTGGCAGCACCGTGGAATTGTGCTTCCATTGTATGCACTAACGGATTCTCCATGTCTGACGCTATTGGCGACTACTTGAACAGTATCGCGCGGTATCCACTACTCACACCGCAACAAGAGATACAACTTGGCCGTCGCGTCTCAAAATGGAGAGAATTAAAGGATCTTGAAAGACCTTTGACGACACAAGAACGCCGCGAACTACGCAGCGGTGAGCGCGCGCGGCAAAAGTTCATGCAATCCAATCTGCAGCTGGTGGTGCATGTTGCACGCAAGTACAGCAAGCGCAACACGCAAACGCTTGACATGTTGGACCTGATCCAGGAGGGCAACATCGGCCTTGCGCGCGCTGTTGAACTGTTTGACTACACTCGCGGATACAAATTCAGCACCTACGCCTACTGGTGGATTCGCCAATCCATCGGGCGTGCATTGATTCAATACGACCCAATCATCAGGCTGCCGCTTGGCGTCCATGAAATGCTGATCAAGCTCAACAAGACAGCGCAGACATTTGCGCAAGAGCACGGACGCACAGCAACCATGGCGGAGCTTGCCGCAGTGCTTGATGTGACCCCTAAGGTGATATCTGACACATTGCAACAGTCGTATCGGGTCACAAGCCTTGATAAGCCTGCGCAGGATGAATCATCTAACATTCTTGACATCATTGCCGATAAAAGACAGTACGACGTTGAATACGATTGGCAACTTGAAACAGTGCGCGACTATTGCGATGAACATTTAGATGATCGCACTCGTGAAATCATCTACGCACGCAACAGTCGCAATCCAGTGCCATGGAATGACCTAGAAAAGCGCATGGGTTTATCACGTGCGCGCATGTGCGAAATACAAAGGCGTGGCATCAGCCGCCTTCGTATGCTGATAGGCAACCCGCTGGCAGGCACCCCCCTTGGCGCCAACAATACAGAAAGTCGGGAATGTCTGGAGGGTCTGCCTAGCGGGAATGTGTAAAGATCACCAGCAAGAATGGCAAGCTAGGGTGTTCTATCATCAGATGCTTGAATCCAATGCAGCACAGCAAGCTCACGATCTAGCAGATAGGAATCCTGCTGATTGAACCACTGCTGCCATTCTTCGCTGCCCTTCTTTCGATTACATGGCCTGCAAGCTGGCACAAGATTAGTCGTTACAGTAGCGCCACCTTTATGGCGCGGCTTGACGTGATCTAACGTGTCAGCTGCATCTCCGCAGTAGGCGCATTGATGCTGCCATGCCTCAAAGATTTGCTGCCTGAATCTATGTTTTGCACTGCGTTTTGGGATGAGGTTTGCGCCATCAATGCAGTGATCCACGCAGTGGCTTCAATAATCCCATCGTACCTTTGGCTTACCGCGACGCATTCCTAGGTGCACAAATCCTTTAGGCGCACCGTAGCCAAGCGAATACGGCCAGTTTTGATCACACCACTCTTGCACGTGGTTGATGTTGACCTCGCGGATATAGAAATCAACCGCACCAACGTTGGGTGCATCGTATAGGTGCTCGCTACCACTGGAGCCGCCCACCGCTGCATTGATGGCACGCGGGCGATAGCCGCTGGTGATGACCACAGGCTTGCCGCCAAACTTGACACGTGCACGCTCAATGAATGCCGCTAGCTCTGCTGCCGTGTCGAGCTGATATTGATGGTCAAAGCGCCGTGCTTCTTGAAATAGCGCAAACTCACCAAGCTGCACGTGCGGCGTAATACGAGCTGTAAATGCGCTATTGGGTGACAGCTTGGCTGGATCCTGTTGCTGCTCACCAGCCCATAGCCTGCCTTCTGCGCGACGACGACGCAGCAAGCCTGCCTCTACGGCACTGCCTGGGTTGCGGTACAACTCCATTGCCGCTGGCACTGCCTGCCAATCCTTGCCGACAAGGCATTTGCTGATCGTCTCAAAACCAGTGCTGCCGTAGAAGCCGGCGCCAAGGTTGTAGGCAAAGGAGATCAACGCGCATTGCTTGTTGCCCGTCATCTCATTCCAAAACGGCACGCTGTTGCGCAGTTTTGCGGCAATGCGCTCAACTTCAAGCGCTAGTAGCTGATCGGCATCAATCACGGTGATCTTGTCGCCGCGTTGCACCTTACGGCCATCTGGATACCGCGTGGTGCCATAGCCGATGGTTGCCACATCCCATCCGTGCAATGGGTCTGGGTATGCACTGAGGTGCACGCCTTCAAACTCTTTAATGAGTTTTATGGCTGGCTCATAATTATGCAACTTGCCGCCAGCCTGCCAGGTCTTGTACCAATGCTGATCCCTATTGAAGACTTCAGGCGCAACCTTTAATAGCTCAGCCTCTAATTCAGACACGGCTGCCATTTGGTGTGGCGTGCCGTGTTTGTAGTACTTGAATAGGTCGGATAGCTTGATCATCGCTTAACCAATGGAGTGACAACACCAGCAAGCACTTCAATAGCCCTATAAAGCTTGACCGCAAGTTTGGCGGTTTTTCTTAGTGCTTTGTTGTCTTTTGGTGTTGGCGTCAAGTTGACCACGATCAACGCGACGCCATGAATGGCGACTGCTAAAGCAACGTAATCAGCAATGCGATCCATGGCTAAGCATGCGGCCGTCCCTCTAGCTTAGATACCCTTTGCTCAACCGTATTCAGCCGCGTAAATGTCTCTTTGCGGTCTTCTTTGATGTCGGTGTGCAGCACTTCTAGCTGAGTAGCTATGTGCTCCACAGCGCTGGTGAGGCGGATGACTGCATCCCGTGCTTCATTATTGCGGCGGCTAAAGCCCATCGCGCCCATTGCGGCAACGGAGATCGACGCCCCGGCGATAGCAGCGATCAGCTCGATCATGCCATTAGCTTAGCTACCTGCTAAGCTTGACACCTAAACCCTTTTGAGGCGTTTAGGCGATCCGCAGTGGCAGGCTGCGGCGAGGCTGGCACCGCGTGAGGACCGGCCACCTGCCACCCCTTTTACCAAGGCTTCCTGCACCCAAGCAACCACGAGGTCTTGAGTCAGATCCGCGTAGGAAATCAGGTTTTCGGCTGTCCACCCTAGGGAATGTGACTAGCCAACTTCAAACTTGAATCAAATTAGAAGTTGACTAGAGAGTAGGACTACGCCCCCTCAAGGGCTGCAACCTTGGCCTCAAGAGTTTCAATTGCCTGCTGTTGCCGCTTAATCAAATTGATTAAATGCGGAACAAAGCGGTCGTAAGCAACACCTTCAGGCTCAGGCGTTTCCAGGGTCTCGGTTACCGAGGACTGAGTTTCTTCATCAAAGCGTGTTTGCTGGGTTTTCCAGTGAACAAGGCGTGGGTCAATTTCAGCAACTTCTTCTGCGATAAACCCCCACCACCCCCATTTGCGATTATCTTCTGCGCAAGTTGATCTGTACCAGACGGGACGAACATTCAACACTGCATCGGCATACTGGTCCTGTAAATCCTCTACATCTATTTTGTACTTAATAGATGATGTGCTTCGCTGGAACAATCCTGCACTACTAACAAACAAGTTTGCCGCGCTGGCAGTTGTGTTGTTGTAAGGACCGCCCGTCGTATGCGTGGGATCCGTAGCAGTAACCATCCCACCATCATTCCTCATGTAGAGGATGGGAGTTGTGTTTTGCGTAAAAAGACTAAGGCAATATTTTGTAGCGTCGTTATTAGTTTTACCTGTGACAGAAAGGCGGGCATCTACAGTAGGGGAGTACTGAGTAGGGAAGCCCGCATTTCCATCATTGTAAATAACGAATCGAGTTGTCGGGCTGCTCGCTCCGTCGGCGGTAGTGGAGAACACTAGGCGTCCTGGATAATCACTGCTTCCCCAGAGTCCATCGGTTAGTGCTGAAATGCTTGCGCCGAGTGATGAGTTGCCATCACCGAAAAAGATTGTTCCTAAGTCGTAGTTGGCAGTTGGATTCGTTGCCCCACACTGCATGTTTAAGTTTGCGCCAAAGGAAGCGTTAGCGCTGTTGCCCTGAAGAGTGAGCCTTGATGCTGTAGTAGTAGGCGCAGTAGACGTGCCAACTAACAGGCGCCCACTTGAATCAACACGCAGCCTCTCTGTCCCCTCCGTCGTAACAACAAACCGTCCATCACTGCCGGTATCAATCACCTCAGCAGATGTGTTGCCTTCCTCAATCTTGTCTGTTGCACCCGCTGCAGCAGTAGCCCAGGAGAGCGTGCCTGAGCCGTTGGTGCTTAGCACCTGCCCGCTGGTGCCATCAGCGCTCGGCAGAGTCCAGGTGACGTTGCTGCTGACTGTTGCTGGGCCTTGGAACGCAACCCAGTTACTGCTGTCGCTATCAGCAAAACGCAGGTCGGATTGGGCATTAAGTGTTACGTCGCCGGTCAGTGCGCCACCCGCCTTCGGCAGGGCAGCGTTCGCCAGGTCGTAGGCCGACTTGACCGCGTTCGGTGTTGCTGCCGTTGAGGTGCTGGTGCTGCTGGTCGAATCGGTCAGCTGCACCACGCCCACCACGCTGGTGGTGCCGGCCACGATCTTGCTGCCGCTGATCGCAGCGCCGCTGGCGATGTCGGCGTTCACGATGGCGCCGGAGAGCACGAGCGTGCCGTCTGCGTTCGGCAGATAGATCAGCCGGTCTGCGGTCGGATCAGCAGCCAGCAGCTTGGTTTCGTTCGCGTCGTCGGTGCTGCCCTCGAACACCAGCCCCACGTTGGCGCCGAGCGCCAGGTCGCCCGTGAAGGTGCCGCCAGCTGCAGGCACTGCCGCAGCCGCCAGGTCGTAGGCCGCTTTTACCGCTGTGGGTGTGGCAGCCAGCACCGAGCTGGTGGTGCCCGTGCTGTCGCTCAGCTGCACCACACCGGCCACGCTGGTGCTTGCCGATGCCACGCTGACCGCAGGCGTAGTGGTGCCGTTGCTGACCGAGATAGCGCCGGAGCCCGTCACGCTGGTGACGGTGCCCACGTAGTCGGCTCCCCACTCAAGGCCGGTGGCGGTGGCGCTGTTGGCGCGCAGCACCTGCCCATTGGTGCCCACACCCAGCTTGCTGAGCGCGGTGCTGCTGGATGCCGCCAGCAGATCACCCTTCGTGTAGCTGGTGGCGCCGGTGCCGCCCTTGGTGGCCAGCAGCGTGCCGCTGGTGATGTTGTCGGCGTTGCGGCACTCGTTGGATACCTCCTCGATCGCCGCTTGCACGTTGGTGCTGCCGAGGTTGGCGGCAGGCGAGAAGCTGACGTTGTTGGCCGTTTGCGCTACGAACGTGGACGACACGTCGATCACGGTCCAGCTGGAGCCGTTGCTCAGCAGCAGGTCAGGTGGTGCCAGTGCAACGGTCGGTGCCGGTGCGGTGCCGGTGCCGCCGACAGACACAACCACGTAATAGCCGTTATTGCTCGAACTGGCGGAGGGAAGCGCGTTACCAACCGTCAGGCCGATGGCTGAGCCCTCGGTGGTGACGGTGGCGATCTGGTTCAGTGTGGCGTCATAGGTGCCGGCGAAGATCACCGAACCGGCCGAGATACCAAGCGGCTGCCAGACGTTGCCGTCCCACAGAAAGAACGCCTCGTCGAGCGGATTGAAGAAGATCTGGCCGATGAAGTCGGCTGTGGGCAGCGCCTCGCCGAACTTCGCGGTGGAATAGTTAGCCAGCTTCTGACCGGTGACGGCATCATCTGCAATCAGGGCTGTGTTGAATGTGCCGCTGGTGATCTTGCTGGCAGGCAGCGCAGGAATGTCGGTATCCGCCAGCGTGGTGCCAGCCGTGACGTGCCCCTGCGCATCCACCGTCACCTTGGGATAGGTGCCAGCGGTGGCGCTGTTGCTGTGGTTCAGCGTGCCGCTGGTGACCGACAGGCCAGTGCCGGGCTGGATGATGCCCTTAGTGCTGCCGGTGGCGTCCGGCAGGTCGCTAGGTACCAGCGCACGGAAGGTCGGCGCTGCGTCAGATCCTGTGGTCGGACCAGCGAACACCCGCGCTGCGCTCTGCGTGTCGAGCGTGGTGGTGATCGTGGCGCTGTAGTTGTCGGGGTAGGCAACCGAGAACGACAGCGGCGTGCTGTCGCTGAAGCTGATCGTGCCGAGCGATGCCTGGCGCACCCAGCTGGTGCCGTCCCAGGTGTATTCGATGCCGGTGTTGGTGTTCAGCCACTGCTGGCCAATGAAGGCGCCAGAGCCGGACGGTGTGGAGGCGGCCACCACGGCAGCGGACTGATCCGCCAGCTTGGCGGCCGTGATGGCATCGTCGGCCACCTTTCCGGTGGTGACGGCGCCGGTGCCGAGCTTGGCCTCAACGACAGCGCCGCTGGCGATCGTGGCCGCGAATGATCCGGTGCCGGAGCCTGTTACGTCACCGGTCAGCGTGATCGTCTGATCGCCGGTGTTTGTACCAGAGCTAGTGCCGCTGAACGTGCCAGAGAAGGTGCCGGACTGCGTGGCGAGCGTGCCAAGGCCCAGCGTGGCGCGTTGTGCTGCATCATCAGCATCGTCAAGCAGTGCCCGACCTGCCGCGGTGCAGTTGATTTCCTCTACGTCACCGGACCCCGAGCTACTGCGGCCCAGCAGCTTGTCTGTGGCTGAAACGTTTTGGATTTTGGCGTAGGTAACCGCATCGTTTGCAAGGGCAGCCGTTCCAAGATTGCTCGCCTTGGCTGTTGTTACAGCTCCATCAGCAAGTTTTGCGGTTGTTACCGAGTCGTCCGGAATCGTGGCACTAACGTTGGCATACGCTCCGCCACTAAAAACTTGGAGTGCTCCAGTGCTGCTGTTGTAGTAGCCGCGACCCTCAAAGTTGTCGGAACTGGGGGCAGTCGTATCAACCGCAATGCTGGAATCAGATGCGAGCTTGGCAGCAGTGACAGCGCCGGTGGCCAGTGCGGTAGCGCCAATCTTGGTGGTGCTGGACTGATCCAGCTTGGACAGATCAATGCTGCTGGCATCTACAAGATCCAGGCCGGCATCAACAAGATCCTTAACCGTGATCTTTTTGGTCTGGCTGGCTGATACGTCAGCAACAGGCAGTACGTCGGTAGCCGCCGCAGACGCAGCCGGTAGGGCAGGTAACTGCGTAATGCGTTGGTCGGACAAGGTAAAGCCTCCAGTGCCTGCGGCCGTAAAACCAGTTTAGTCGGTAGCTTCCTGAAGCAGAAAGGCGAGCGACTGCTCCAGTTTGATGCGGTCGTCGTCTTCCTTGAGGATGTAATCAGCCGGTCTGCCGACAAGCAACCGGATTTCGCCGGTAGTCACAAAGTCAATCGCGCACTGGATCGTCTCGGTTGTATTGACCGTGACCCCAGCACGAGTCACCATTGCGGTGGTCTGGTAAAAAATCGTCGGTGTCTCAGGCGTAATTTCTGAGTCGGTCAGATAAAAAGCACAGTCGAATTCGCTGCCAATATCTAGGCGCTGGATCAACTGCAACATCAATAATGGTGATTCTTTAGATCCGTCGCTGCTGTAATCGAAAAAGCAGTCAATCGTGCCAGAGCCGCTGATCAGACCAGCAGCGTATTGATTGCGGAATTTATCACTGAGGGCAGTTGCGTCTAGTGCTTCACGGTCAGTGTTTAGCTGATAGCTGGTGACGCTGCCGAGCGTGCTGTAGCTAACGTCGCGGATTGTGTATGTGATTGCAATCGGTGCGCCAGTAAAAGCATAAACCGTTAGCTCAGCGGACCTGTTGTTATTTACGGCATCAGAAAATGACGGGAAGAACCGCAGGCCACCGGCATTGTTGACGTTGACGTAGACAGAGATTTCATTTTCGACCGTGTTGGACAACCAAGATGCTGGCGCAAAGCACTCCAAGCCTCGTGCATCGGTTGTTGAAATATCCAAACGGTCGCCAGTGAGGATGTTATCTAGCGATGTATCTAAACCGATCCTATTTAGCGTGGTTGTAATGTCTGCCGGATCAATACTGTCTACAACTTGCACCGGAACAGCGCCAGTGTTTCGCCGCAGCTTTACGGTGCCGTGAACGCCAAGAAATACCGTCATGCGATTACGCCTCCGGCAATAAAGTCGCCGTCAACCGTAAATTGAATTGGCACAGAGGTAAGTTCGCCCGTAGAAACTGCCACCTGCGCAGAAGTGATGTAGGCGTAAAACTGGATGTTGTCGTTGGCGCTGCTGCCGACGCGCAATTCCATCAGCACACGGTCAGATTCGGCAATCGCTCCAACCTTTTGGATCTTGCCCAGTAGTGCCGTGAACTGGCTGTAGCTGGCAGACTCACCAGCTTCAAGCCTGTAATACACCAGAGTGGCGCTGCCGGTGGCGCTTTTGATGCCAGGCACAAAGGTGTTGCTGGTGCTATCGACCGTGTTGGTGTTGATCAGTTCAACCGTCGTATCAAGCGACCAATCACGGATTTTGGCGACAGGCTTACCGTCCACCACCAAGGAACCGGAGCGACCTGTATAGAAGCCCATCAGACCGTGTTATGCGTAGTTTCAGGCTAGCGGATGGTAAATAGACCGTCGCTAAAATCTGCAATCAGGCTTTGACCGGAGTTATCGCAGGGGTGCTCTACAGCCCGGACGCTAACTTCGCCTTCCTCGTCCATCTGGACTTCGACCACGCGGAAGGTGCGCTTTGCCTTGACAGGTGTTCCAAGCACAAATAACCAGCCTTCGTAACCGGCAAGGGAGCTGGCAACGTTGGAGCTGATGCTGGCGGTTGTGGTGATGACGCTTTGACCGTCCCTATAAAGCAGCACGCTGTAGCTGCCGTTGGGGATTGCGTCAGCAAGCGGGATGTTCAAGGCGCCGCCTGATTCAACCTGTCCGCTGTAGATGCCCTGCCATTCCTGCAAACCGGCATCAACGTAGATGTAAACGCCAGGAGACAGAGGGCTGTCGGTCGGAAATGTCTTGAACTCAATGTTGCGGCGGATGTTGCGGCGCTGCTGGCACAACAACTTGGCGTACATAATCGCCTGACTTCTATTGGTGACGTACTGCGACAGGTCAAACGTCTGACGAATTGCTGTTGCCTCAGTCACGCCAACAAGGCTTACATCAACGCTGGCATTGCGCGGAAACACGCCGTCGCGTTCGGTGTTGCGATAGATAACTGTAGCAATCAGATCCTGAACGCTGCTGCCGTAATCAATAAATTCTTCCTTGTAGGAATCTTCGAGGATGTTGCCAGCGGTGAACATGGCGCGGATTTGCACTGTGCGTGTGATGTTGCCGGCGTTGTCACAGGGCACTGCAGGAATCAAGGTTTCCTTGCCACCGATGCGTCCGAGTTCCAGCAGGCTGTATGGGCCAATTTCTGCCCAGAACTGACGCCAAGCAGTCGGCTCAGCAATTACACCGTCAAAGAATAGGTTGTTGCGTTGGCAGAAACGTTTAGCCAGTGCCAGTGCGGGCAGATCAATTCCCTCAATCTTGGCAAATTGTCCAATGCCATTTGCCGCATCAAGGATGGTGTCTAGGAATATGTCAGGCGCAAAGCTGCTGGCGCCATCCGGGGTAAAGGGATAGCTGCCGTCATCACGCAAACGCCGTACACGTTTGCCTTTAAGCGTGAACGCCGACAGCGAGCGCAGATCTTGAATGCCCTGGCCGCTGTAGGCGTTGAAGCCCAGCAGCGTCAGCCCGCTATAGAGTCGCGGGTATGTGCTGAATGGTTCCACACGTTGCTCAGTTACGGCGCTGATTGTGAACTCAGGGCCACTCTCGAAGCTGTAGCTGGTCTGCGTGTCAGAGCGAACGGAGAACAGGCCCCATTCGTCCACCTCATACGGGTTGACGTTGATGGGCGGCTTCAGGCCTTGGCGCCCACGCACTGAGCCAAGGAATGTGAACTGACCGCCTGCTGGACCGCCAACGCTTGCAACGTCACCGCTGTTTTCGATGTAAGCAAAGTCCGCGGCGCCAAGATACAGCATTTCGGCAGCAGTTTCAGCAATCGGCTCAAATCTGAACTGCCACTTGCCGATGTTGTCGCCAGCGATGAACTTTAGCGAGATGAAATTATCAACGTCTGCACCACGGCGCACGCTGAAGATATAGGGCACCCTGCTCCATTCTTGCCCCACACGGCGGTAGAACAGCCAAAAGAACGCTGAGCGCACCTTGGTGCCGTTATCGCTATCGCGGTAACGCTTGACGCTTTCTTCGCCGTATTTCTTAGCGCGACCTTGGATGCGCTGAAACACCTTGGCCTTAAGGGCGAAGTCCACCACACCGCATTCGGTGATGGTTTCGTAGCCGCCCTCCTCCATCTTTACCAGGCATTTGGTGTTGAAGAAATCGTTCCAACTGTTGGGGTTTTCTAAGTAGCGCTGAAGAAAGCCAATCCTGTTGTTTTTGGTTGTGATCTGGCTGCGCAGGTTGGCGTCACGCGCCGCCATTGCATTCAAATCGAGGTTGTTGGCATCTCCATAAAGCTCGGCCAGTTCCTTTTGCAGCCGACTTTGCCGCCTCAGCAGAACCTTGCGGTCTTCGCGGAGCGTACCGCCTCTGGGCGTATTGAAGCCATACTCACGAACGGCCCAGTCGAGCTTGGACTGCTGATTTCTTAGGCGCTTGCTCAGAGTCGCAATTCGGACCCTGGCTTCCCTCATCCACTGCCTTCTTCTGTCGATGAACGCCTGGCTGGTGTTGTTCTTCTTGCGCTCTGCGCTGATCTCCTCTTGCCATTCTTCGATCTGGTTTCTTTCGTCGTCTCGGCTCTGGCGAGTATTTAGCACCCTCTGGGCAAATGGATTGATGCGATCGTCGAAGATGTCACCGTCATCGTTGAGTATGCTGTCGATCTCGGCAGCAGTCCAACGGTTATCTCTTAGCTCTTCAACAAGACTGATGAGCGAATCAATTTCATTGAGCTTTGCGTTGATCCCATCACCAACGCCAGGCTTAAGGATCGGTTCATTGCGCAGCAATTGTTCGTTAAGTGTCTTTACCTCTTTCTCGAGTGTTGTTAGCTCAATCTTGGCTTCACGTCCGTTTTTCTTGAAATCCTCTGTGCCGTAGTCTTCAACCGGGCAGATGCCAGGCTCAACGCATTCCATTTGCACACGCATTGCGCCGTCATCCAGCTCCACGTTTTTGATGGGTGCTGCGACACGGAACTTCGCGCTGCCCAGCTTATAGGTGCTGGCAGCGTCGATGTAGCTGGACAATGTGCGACGCATTTCTTTTGCCGCTCGCGCTGTGTCATTGCCGCCTGATGCGATACCTCTAAACACCAAGGTCATGCGTTGCCCAATGGGTACAACAGGCCGCGCATCATTGAAAACATTCAGCGGCCAGTAGCCCTCTAGGCCCTGCACCTCAATGCCGAGCGGTGCATCCTTTTCTTCTCCCTCATCGTCACGATCAATGAAGCTGACATTGATGGGAATTGGGGCGAATACGCCGAACTTGGTCATGGTGCTGGGCGAAAACGCTTGACTGAAGCCTTCCGCGTGCTGATCACCCACCAGCGTGGTGCGATACGCAATGCTGCTGCTGGCTTCCCCAATGCGCGTTGGGTCAGTGGTATCACCGCGCAGCAAATCACCAAACTGCAGCGGTCGGTTGGCGCCGAAATACGCCCATGTCTTGCCAGCAGCAAACTGCCGGATGGGTGTCTGGCCAAATGCAATCCGGCCAGGAGCGATCTCTTGGATGTCAGAAGCGCCAATGGCAAGCAGCATCTGCATGAACTGCGCAGAGCCCTCGCTGTGAACAGCGGACCAGATCAGCGAGGTGGCAACGCGCACGCCACCGGTCGGGTTGTCATCAGTGTTGCAGTAAACAAGGTTGACCGGATCGCCGTATTTGGCTAACTCCTGTGAACCGTTGAAACCAAAACGTGGGGAAAACGCTTGGTCGCGTCTGCGGCGTTGATCCTGTTGCGAAGGTAGTTCTGGCTTGGGTGCCAATAATGCGGCACCTACTTGAAACAGGATGCCAACGATTGTTAAAACTAGACCAATAGTTCCCGGATCGTTTTGTGGCAGTAGCAGGCGATCTTCAGGCAGCTTTGTGTGATCAAATTGGGCCTGCACAAAGTTCAGGTATTCCCGCTCGCTTATGCCCAGCTCAGCAATCAGCTGGTGTTCGTAGGGCAGTAAGCGGCGGGTCATTTGTGAAGCCTGAAATAATGGCCGTGATTAGGCGGAAGCGGAGCCAGCACCACGCCGGATCTCTCGCTGATAAACAAAACGTTGCCGTCGTCTAACACTGTACCCATGGCGCCACCCTTTGTACCAGGCAGCAGCACGACCGCATGGCGCTCAGGGTCATCTAGTCGAGTGCCATTTTGCAGCAGCCACTTCGCCATGATGCGGCGCGGGAAAGTGTCGTCGGTATAGCGCTCGAAGTACCAAGCAAAATCCGGCGTGTGGTCGTAATAGCCAAGCCGGCGGCGAACCTCGGCAAACAGCAGGCAACAATCGACCGTACCAGAACCATCGCCGGGGTAGGCGCCCCATGCACGCTTCAGGCCAATCAGATCGTTCACCGCAAGTACAGCTCACTGTTTAGAGGCAGCGGGCCAACGTTTTCGCGTGTCAAGGTTCGAGCTGGAAAGGCACTGCCCACGCTGTCAATCGCAGAGCGAAAACGCAGTTCAACAGTGGTTTCGCTGAAGCTGGCGCCAATGCCGATGTAGTAATCCGTCAGCGGCGTCATGATTTGATCGCTGGCATTAAGCCACGCTGTCGTAAACGCCAAGGTGCTCAGGCGATTGCCGTTGGCTTGCTCCACCAGCCGCAACACAACCTCTAAGTTCGGGAACAGTACCTGTAGTGTTTCGTTATCGCCGTTCAGCGTGGCAAGCGCACCAGACGCCTGGAACGGAGCAAAGCCGTAGGACTCGCTCAGGTACGAACTGCTAGCGCCAACGAAATAATTCTGATAGCGGTGAACGACGCCATCAGCAGTGGTCAGCTTGAAATACTGCGCGATGCGGATCTCGCTCATCAGTAGTCAAGCTCCCCGGCAAGACTGATTGTCACTGTGTTGCGTCCCACGTAGACCGAGCGCACTTCAGGAGGGCTGGTGTACTCCCATTTGATTTGCGTAGGCGCTTGGATCTTGCTGGTTAGCGTTACATCCATCCCAGCAAATGTTTCTGCGGGCAGGGTGAACCGACCGAAGCCGCCTGACGTGCCGTTGTAATGGTCGATCAGCTGGGATGCTGCTGTGTCAGTGATGTTAGTAAAAGTCAGCTGCAGTTCATAGCCGTAGGCGCGGTTGCCAAACGCTCGCTTGACCGTGGCGCCAGACAAGGCGCGGTACACCTTTGTAGGGAACTGGCCCAGACGGAAGCTGCGCTCGGATGGTTTGATGCCTGGGAATTGAGCAGTCATCAGCGGAGACCCACGCGGCTACGGGTGCCAGGGCTTTGCTGCAGTTTATCCAATGTCATTGTCATCCCTCGTTTTGCACCGTCGCTGGCGGCTTGACGGCGGGTGGCTGCCATGGCTTGCTCTAGCTGGTCGCGGCTGACGTACTCAACGCCGCCGATGTTGGTGGTCTGGAAGCTCATGTTGAGCACTGGCGCACCACCTCCGGCTGAACCGGAACCCATGGCAGAGCGCAGGTCGTTGTTTGACATGACGTTGCCACCTGTGCTGGGCAAGAACAACTCAGGTCCACGCTCACCAACGATGTAAGGTTTGCCACCCGTTACAGGGCCACCAGCAGCCCTGCCGCCAATAGCAAGACCCGGAATTGGCGTTTTCAACGCTCCGGTGCCAGTCAGGTTTTTGTTTGCCGTACCCAAAGCACTGCCGCCACCGCTTAGGGCATTAAGAATAGTCTGCAAAATAATCAAGGTCATTTGCTTGGCGATAATCTCGGCAGCCATATTGATAAAGGCATCGCCAATACTCTTAAAGGCATCAGTCAACGCCTGCTGAGTTGATTTTGCGCCAGAAATCACATCACCGAATGCCGTGCCAAAAGCGTTGCCAATTGCAGTTGCGCCACCAACGATTGCGTCAACCTGAAGTTTGATCGGGTCTAAATCTTCTTTAAGTTTGGCAATCGCATCAGACAATCCACTAACAACAGTGCCTTCACCATCAACACCAAACTCGGCTGCATCAAAAGCTGCTTTGAAAAGTTTTTCAGCTTCCTCTGCCTGTTTCTTCAGCGCTTCGGTTTGAAGATCAATCAGCTCAAGCCGTTGGATTTCTGTATTAAGTTGATTAAGGTTTGTTTGCTGTTCGGCGTTTTTTAGCTCTGAGATCTGCTTAGCGCGGTCTTCAAAATCAAATTGAATTTGCAGGCGCTTGCGTTCAATTTCTGATCCCTCAAACAGCAACGCTGCTTGACGACTAAATTGCGTGCCAAGTTGGTCGCCAACTTCCAGCGATCGTTCAAGTTCTTGCCGTAATTTTTCCGCTTCACGCGCTGCTTTTTCGGCCGCTTTTTCTGCGTCTGATTTACCACCACGACCTTTGCCGCCGCCCGCTGCGGCGCCCAGTAAAGGCGGCATGGTAGTAATGCTTGGTGCGGATGGCGTTCTTGCTTGTTGTTGGCGCAGTCTGTAATCCGCTCGCTGCTGTTCGATATTTCGCTGACGCATGTCAGCCATCATGCCTTGCTGTGTGAATGGATTAAGCCTCATGGCTCGCACCGCTGCATCAGCATTTCGCGCAAATTGAGCCTCGCGATCCCTAGCGCCGCCAACGTTATTAGCTTCGTCTAGTATTCGTTGTATCTCGCTGACAACTGCAGTTGCTTGAGTTAGCGCCCATTGAAAAACTGGCGCCAGAGTTCTGCCAATAGTTTGCGCTAATACCTGGATTGAATCCTGCAATGTGCTGAGCCTGCCATTTAGCGTATCGCTCTGAGCGATGGCGCCATTGGCGTATTTACCACCGGCATCAGTAAGTTTTTGAATTGCGAATTCAACCGCTTCTGCGCTGATGCGTCCTTTTTCAAGTGCCTTTTGAAACTCTTCACCACTTAAACCATATTCCTCACGCAATACCTGCTGCAGTGCAACACCACGTTCTTGGAATTGCAACAGCTCCTCGCCTTGCAATCTTCCTTTGGCCTGCACTTGCCCATAGGCCGTAACCAGGCCTTGCAGTTCGGCTCCGGTTGCGCCGCTGACATCAGCAAGCCTGCGCGTTGTTTCAACGACCTTGTTCGCTTCGATTCCAAACGCCTGCAAACGCTTGGCTGAATCAATCAACTCAGAGCTGGTAAATGGCGTTACAGCACCAAGTTGCTGCAGATCTTTGACGATTTGCCCAGCCTTTTCTGCGCTACCTGTTAAAACCTGAAGACTGCGCGTCTGTGTTTCAATTTCAGCCGCATTAACAAAAACAAACTTAGCGGCTTGAATAAGAGAAAACGCGGCCGCAAGCTTACCTATCGCGCCACCAAGATCTCCTATTGCACGCTCTGTTTGCTGCGACTGCGACTGAACCTCGCGCAGCTTGCTAACCGCGTTGCGGCTGTCGACGTTAATAGCAACGTTGGCGACAACCGACACGACTTACCTACGGCTTTGCTTCATTCTACGATCTTGCTCTTCGTTTTGCAGCTCAAAATAACTAGACCATATCAGCAACTCTTCAAGCGTTACCTCTTGGTTTAATCGCGCCAAGCTATATCCAAGTTCTTTTGCAACCCCAAGCTGCAGCAGCAACAGGTTGTCTTTTTTCAGCTCAGCCTTTACCGCTTTTCATGTCCAGTTCTTTGCCTTCCTCTGGGTTGGTGATGATGGCGAGCATCATGGCTTGCAGATCACTGTCAAGCACATCGTTTTTCAGCTCAGCAATTTCACCAGCCTGAAACAACCGCTGTCCGGCATCGTCGGCTGCTTTAGTTACCAGCAGGTTCAACGCAAAACCATTAGGGTCATCGCCGCCGGGCATCTTCTGCGCGCGCTCACGTTCTGCCATGGTCAAAGCCGTGGCATAAAACTCAAACGTAGATCCATCGTTGAGTGTTACAACACGCTTGATTGGCTGAAGATTGGCTGCTTTTTTGAGCCGTGCCAGCGCAGATGATGCCATGCAATAAATGTGGGTGGCCCCAGCATAAGCCGGGGCCGTTCAACTATCAAGCAGAAGTGCTGAAGTCAAAAGTAGGTGCACCGGCCGGGCGGAAGGTGATCTCAACCTGCTGAGCGTCATCAGGGTTGATATTCAGGCTGGCGGTGAGCAGCACGGCATCCATGGCAATGGAGCGGCTAAGAGCCTCGGTTGCCTGCAGATCGGTGTACAGCTTGAAGCCGCAGCCAACCTGCTGACGCTGCAGCACATCCTCCACCATGCGATTGGACAGCGCAGCGTCCTCGTTGGTGACGTAGATCGTGGCAGTGCCGTTGCCATCAGCAAAGCCAGGAATGTAAGCGCGGAAGGGCGCATACTGACCAGCGGCTTGACCGATGGTGGTTACGTCGATCTCAGCGCGGCTGATTTCAAAAGACCAGGATTGTACTTGGCCGACAGCGGCATAATTGGCGTAGTACACCTCGAACTCGTTAGGCGCCACGGCCGTGCCGTCGTCGGTGATGGCGAGGATGGTACCGCCAGCAGCGGTCGAGACCGTCAACGCGCCAGTGGCTGCGGTGTAGCTCAACACGTAGTAGGTGGTAGCTGCATCAATCGGAGACGGCAGCGTGCCGGAGCCGGAGCCGCCAGTCTGGCTATTGATAACGCGGAACTTGACCGGATCGCCTGCCTTGAAGTTCAGGTACGGCTGAACGGTGATGACATCAGTGCTGGCATTGACGCCGGATTCAGGGAAGTTGCCGTTAGTACCGGCGGGTTTGTAGTAAAGGGCGCCGGACGTACCGGACAGAACAGTAACAGCCATGTTGTGAACGGTAGTGGCTAGATTCAGTCTAGATAAGCTTCAAACGTAGCAGTTAGCTGAGTTTGAAAGTAAGGCTCAGGCGCTGCTGGCGTTACTTGCGCTGGCCCTGAGGCGGCATCAAAGATAATGCTTGAAAACTTGGCGCGATCAAACAAATCCTTTAGCCGCTCTGCAATGGTGAAGTTAGCAGCAGTGCCCTGACCCTGCGGCGTAAAGACATTGACCACCAGCGTGCCAGTCTGGCGGTTGAAGCCAACGCCACCAGTCGGCAGCAGCGTGGCGTAGCTGTTATCGCCAAAGCGAATGAACACCTGCACCCATGGCGTGTTGTTGGGTGGCGTGAATGGCACGTTCTGATAGCTGACCGGATACGCAGGCGACAGCGCCATCTGCGTTGCAATGCGGCCTTCAATGGCGGCGCGAACATCGTTGTAGGTGCTGCTCATGATTCCCTCCCGATGCGGTCAGCGTTGACGCGCACAAAGCCTTGGATGTCTTTAGCGATGCCTTGCACCCAACCCGCTGGCGCTTGCTTGCTGCTGCCATTGGCAAGAGACTCTGCATACGGCAGGTTGTTGTGCACGCTGTAGACGTTACCGAGCTTTTCTTGCTGGTAGTTCATCCTGCGCAATGGCACGATTAATCCGCCTGGCGGAGATGTTTTTGAGCGATCCGCATTGGAAGGCTCTTGCTGCGGTCCGCCGTCGTAAGAGCCCGCCGCATTTTCCCCTACCTGCCAGCTAACACGAAACCGGCCAGTATCAACAGGGCTTGCCTGCTTCAGACGGCTATCAGTCTCTAGCACAGCAACCCGCAGCAGCTTCTCCATCTGCTGGCTGGCGTAATCACCAATATCAGCAACCCGGATCGTGCGCGCCATTATGCCCTCAGGATCAGCTCGTAAGTAATGGCGATGTTATCTTGCTCAATCGTACGAACCTCGATCACCTGATGCGTCACACTGCTAATCAGTACTTCATCGGCTGTAGTAGGTGCGTTGGCAATATCAGCCGCTGCAATCAACAGTCGCTTGTCGCCAGCTTGGATTAGGTCATTAACCTCGCGCAGGTTGACATCTTCCAGCACGCCACGCACTGTAGTGTCGGCGGTGGTTTCAGTGACGGTGCCAGTGGTGGCGTTATACGAGCCAGTCGTTACACGGCGGATGGTGGCAACACCGCCAAACTTTGCCATCAGCTTGCTGGCAACCTTGCGTAGCGGGCTAGCTAATGCCATCAGAGCTTGTAAGCGACGCAGTGGCCATTCTGCAGCTTGATACTGGTAAACACGCCATACAGCGTGGTTGCAGCGCTGAACGACTGGCCAGATATTGTGTTTCCGTCGTAGTTCTGCGCGATGATGGTATCGACTTGGGTGTTGCTTGTGAAATGAATGGCACCCCAGCGGCCCACGCGGGTGGTGGTATCACTGACAAAGGTTGCCCCTATCGAGTAATCAATGCCGAAAAAGTTAGGATCACTCATGACTAGATCTTGTAAGCGACGACTTTGCCGGATGCCAGAGTCACGCTGGTGAATACACCTTCAATCTCGTCGCCTGCGCCAAGCGGTACGGAGGTAAACGCATTGCCAGTTGCATTCTGCACGGTAGCTGTGCTGATTACGGCATCCGCAACTGCATACAGCTTGTAAAACCTACCGGCGTGGGCGGCGGTATCGCTAATGTACTCAAAACCTATGCTGTACTCGTCCATGGTTAGCTCCTGCGGATAGAGAAGTTGCCCGGTCCGCTAATTCTAAGCCCTGTGAGGTATCGCTCCATCAGCGGCGGCACCTTGTCAACACCAACAGCGCCGTAACCAAGGTTAGGAGTCACGTCAATGCTGCCAATCTTGACGTTCTTGTAGTCTTCCAGCCCGCTTAGCCCAATGCCATCAGGATTGTTGTTGAGATAAGTGGCCAGCACAACTTGCGCATACTGCACCTGCTGCGGAATCTCAGTGTCCGTGTAGTAGTCCGTCGTGATGCGAAACGGAAAGCCAACAGCGTACGTATTGATGTAGGTGTCAGGCTTGCGCACGCCAGTACGCGGCCACTGCAGTGCCTGCGTATCGGTAGCGCGAGCGCCTAGGAACCGCTCACGGTCCAATCGTTGGGTAGCGGTAAATAGCGCACGGTTCTTTTGGTCAGTAGTAGCTGATGCCCATGCCGTTACATCAGCATCCTGCACAAAGCCATCAATGATCTCCTGCGCTGCTGCCAGCGTCAGGTAGGAGTTTGCGCTTGCCGACCCTACGGTTGCGTTGATTGCTATTGCCATCGTTGGGTGGCTCCGTCATTTCAAGTTTAAGTGTGGGCTCTGCAATAGAAAGAGAGGCTGCCTCGTTAGAAGCAGCCTCCAGTTCACGCAGTCGCCGAAAGGCGAACATGCCGATGAGGTTGTCTCCCTTGCTGCCTGTGTTCTAGA